GAAGATTTCCCAATAAACACATTTGGTTTTATTTATATTACTACCCATACTCCAACTGGAAAAAAATATTTAGGTAAAAAATCATTACATCACAATGTAAAGAAAAAATTAGGTAAAAAAGAATTAGCTGAACAACCTATAACTAGAGGTCGAACATCTACCACAAAACAAATCATCAAAGAATCTGATTGGAAAACCTATTATGGCTCAGAAGAATTCATTAAACAACAAATTAAATTAGGTAAAAAAGAAGAATTTACTAGAGAAATAATCCAACTAGTAAATAATAAAAAACTACTTACATATTTTGAATGTAAATACCTATTCAACACGGGTGTATTAGAATCTGATATTTGGTTAAATTCAAACATTTTAGGCAAGTTTTTTCGAAAAGACTTTGTTATTGAAAATTAAGATTGTATCTTACATTTATGATAAATGAACTGTTAGTTAATTTAGTCAATAATGTTCTAGGAACTGGTAAACGTACAGCAAGGGGAAATCAAGCATATACTTGTCCTTTTTGCCACCACCATAAACCAAAACTTGAAGTTAATTTTACTGAAAACTCTGAAGGTATTAATCAATGGGCTTGTTGGGCATGCAGTAAAAAAGGTAAATCTATTAAAAGTTTATTTAAGCAAGTACAAGTTGATGCTAGTTACTTTCAAGAACTAAGTAAATTAGTTAAAAATGTATCTTTAAATGATGTAGGTGAAGTAAAACATGTTATACTAGAACTTCCAAAAGAATATAAATCCTTCATCAACAATAAAGATATTATAGCAAGACATGCTTTTACTTATCTTAAAAAAAGAGACATCACTAAACAAGATATTCTCAAATATAATATAGGATATTGTAATTCAGGCCAATATGCTAAAATGATAGTTATACCCTCATATGATGCTAATGGTAAATTAAATTATTTTACCGCGAGATCATTCGAGAAAGACCCTTATACCAAATACCGCAACCCGGAAACGTCTCGCGATGTTATACCGTTTGAGTTATTTGTTAACTGGGATTTACCCATTATATTATGTGAAGGTCCATTTGATGCTATGGCAATAAAACGTAATGCTATTCCATTATTTGGAAAAAATATTCAACCTAGTTTGATGAAAAAATTAGTTGAATCCAAAGTACAAAAAATATACATTGCTTTAGATAACGATGCTATAAAGCAAGCACTTAAATTTTGTGAACAACTATTAGATGTTGGAAAGGAAATTTATTTAGTAGAATTACAAGGGAAAGACCCTAGTGAATTAGGTTTTGAAAACTTTACAAAACTGATTCAAACTGTTACTCCATTAACTCAATATAAATTAATGGAGAAAAAATTATCAATAATATGACAAAAAGAAACATTAAAAAATCCTACAACAGAATCTTAGAGATCTCAGCAGATTCTAAACAGATCACAATGCCTGATTCAAGATATTATCGTCGAAATGGAAAATATTATCCTTCCATTACTTATGTTTTACAATACTATCCAAAAGGTAAATTTTTTGAAGATTGGTTAAAAAAAGTAGGATATTCTTCTGAACACATAGTTAGAAAAGCAGGTGAAGAAGGTACAAAAACCCATGAGATGATTGAACAATATCTAAATGGAGAAGAACTTAATTTTTTATCCCCAACAGGACATCCTCAATATGATTCTAATGTATGGCAAATGTTTTTACGTTTTGTAGATTTTTGGGAAGAATATAAACCAACCTTAATTGAAGCAGAAGTACATTTATTTTCAGATGAAATAAAAGTAGCAGGTACTTGTGATATGGTTTGTGAAATTAATGGTGAAATTTGGATTATTGACTTTAAAACATCAAACCACTTACAAACAACATATGATTTACAAACGGCAATTTATGGTAAATGTTATGAAGAATGTTTTGGTAAAAAAGCAGATCGTTATGGAATATTATGGTTAAAATCAAGTAAACGTAAAGGTGCTAAAGATAAAATGCAAGGTAAAGGATGGGAAATGTATGAATCATCTCGCACACAAGAGGAAAATATTGATATTTTCTTAACAGTTAAAAAATTATTTGATTTAGAAAACCCAACCCATTCACCAATATTTACTGAATTTAAAACTAGCGTTAAGCGAGAATTATAATATGTATAATTATGATAAGTCTAATCCAATTATTGAAGGAAGTGCAAGATAGTCCTAAAGCCATATTTTTAGCGGGACCTGCAGGAAGCGGAAAATCTTATATATCCTCTAAACTTATCCCCAATACATTTACAGTTATCAATTCAGATGACACATATGAAGAGTTATTAAAGGCCAATGGAATTGGTTTAAAACAAAAGGATTTTACACCTGATCAATTATCTCAAGCCTCTAAATTACAAGCTCAAGCTAGAAAAACAACTCAAGATAAGTTAGCTCAATCAATAGAAAGTAAAAACAATATTGTTATTGATGGTACTGGTGGTGCTTTAGCACCTCTTACTAAGAAAAAACAACAATTAGAAGATTTAGGATATGAAACCTTAATGTTAATGATTTATGTTTCTCCCTTAGTTTCACTTGAACGTAATCAACAACGTGACCGAAGTTTAATGCCTGGAATCGTATTAAGAAATTGGAGAGATGTAAATAAAAATATTGAAATGTATAGACAAGCATTTGGAAATAATTTTATCTTATTGAACAATAATCCAAAAGACACTAAACAAGAATTTAATACAACTTTACTTGAACCATTTATTCAAGCATCTACTGCCGTAGGTAAACCAAAATCCCCTGAAGATCAAGCAAAATCAGATGCTGATAAAGCTCAATTAAATAAAGATATTGAATCTATGGTTGGTCAATTACCTGAATTTGATACTATAGATACAGCCAAAAATAAAATAAATGAATTCATTAGTTAAATCTCTTCTCCGACCACTTTTAGAATCTGAACAAAGTGGTACTGCTTTAATCCCAGGAGGTTTTAAACCACCTACAGTAGGACATTTTCATTTAGCAGATGAAGTAGCAAAAAGACCCGAAATAGATAAAGTAATTATTCTAATAGGACATAAAACTAGAGATGGTGTAACTAAAGAAGAAAGTTTAGCTATATGGGATATTTACAAAAAATATCTGCCATCAAATGTTGAAATAAAAATAGCTGATAACTCATCCCCAATTTCTGATGTCGGTTCACTCATTAAAAACAATCCAGATACATTTTTCTTTCCTGTAGTAGGAATTAGAGGTGAATTTGATTTAGGTGATTTGAAACGTTTTGATAGTATGAAAGGAAAATATGATAATTTTCAAACCATAGTAATTAAAACAGAGGGAGGTAAAGATAGAGTTAGTGGCACAAATACTCGTAATGCTTTAATTGGAGGTAAAAAAGAAAAATTTCAAACATATCTACCAACTGAACTTTCAGATGAAGATAAAGAAAACATTTGGTCTATTTTAACTAAAACCCCACTTAGTGAAATAAGGTATGCTGAACCTAGTAAATTTGATTACCCAAAACAATTAAAATCACTTACTGAATTTATGTTAGATAAAGGGATGAATATTAAACCTTTACCTAAAGTAAAATTTGTAGAAGATGATGTTGAAAATGCTAGAAACTTTTTCGGTAAAACGGCATATTACGACCCAAATCAACGCGTTATAGTACTTTATACAATGGATCGCCATCCAAAAGATGTTATGCGTTCATTTGCGCATGAAATGGTTCACCACATGCAAAATTGTGAAGATCGTTTAGGTAATATTACAACTCAAGATACAAATGAGGGCGGAGATTTACCTGAAATTGAAAAAGAAGCATACGAAAAAGGCAATATGACTTTTCGAAATTGGACAGATACATTAACTGAAGGGATATTAAAAGAAGAAACAGAGGAGGATATAATAGCTTATCCTAGTATATTTAAACCAGATACAAACATTTTAGTAGTTTTTAAAGAAAATAAAAACTATGAAAACTTAAAAACATATTTTGATGACTATGGATATGGTTTTTATTACCCAAAAGATAAAACAATAATCATTGATGGTGAACGTTTTATAAATTCTAATTTAAGTCTTAATGATCTAAAATTTGTTGAAGCACATGAAGTAACCCATTTACTTTTAGGACATACAGGACCATATTCTGAAGAAGATGAAATGGATGCTGATTTAGGGGCATATATTTTGTTAACAAATAAAGGTTTATCTACTGAGAATCTAGTAAAAGAATTTAAAAACAGACATGGAGTAGATTTTAGTGAAGAATTACTTGAACGTGTTAAAAATAGGTTGTAACTTTATTAAAATTAATTTATGAAAAAAATACCAACTTTACTTGATTTATACGAAGCAATTAAACCATATACTATATATTGTGATATGGATGGTGTGCTTTGTGATTTTGATCAAGGATACAAAGACATAACAGGAAAATCTACCGATGAAGCTAACGCTGAAGGTAAATCATATTTTTGGAAACTTTTTAGAGAAAGTGTTGGAAAAAATGAAAGGGATTTTTGGGCAAATTTACCTTGGCAGTCTGGAGGACAGGAATTATGGAACTATATCAAATCCTCTAACCCAAATATACTATCAGCTCCATCAATAGACTTTAGTTTACCGCAAGACCAACAATTAAATCCTGAATTTAATCAAGCTATTCAAGGTAAAAAAGAATGGATTGCAAAAAATATTAGTGGAGTAAATGAAGAAATATTTGTTCCTGCTTCCCGAAAATCATCATTTGCAACATCTAAACATATACTTATAGACGATATGCAAAAAAATATAGATGCTTGGAGAGCAGCAGGCGGTAGAGCCATCCTCCATACATCTACAGCTAACACAATTGAACAACTACAAAAATTAGGTCTATAATGTCAGATTCCGTTTTAAGAAAAGAATTTCAAAAAAGAGATGTGCAACGTCTTCGTAACCTAGTTCAAGGTAAATATGGTAGTAAAACTACCATGGGGATTGGTTATAGTGGTGAAACCCAAGAAGAACATAAAGAAGGTGATGTTTGGGAACAAAATGGAAGAACATGGACCATTAAAGATGGTTTAAAAGAAAATGTTACTAAATTAGATAAATTTAAAAGTGCAGCAATCCCTTTGTTTTGTCCAAAATGTAAACAAGTAATGGATAAACAACTTGACTCACATTATTTTAAAGCATATGGTGAGTGTTTAGATTGTAGAGCTACAACAGAAACCCAAATGAAAATTGCTGGAACTTGGGTTAATTATACGGATAAAACATTTAATCTAGAAATAGATCAACAAATAGAAGAATATAAAAGTTATTTTGATAATATCCTTTCAGAAGGTAAAGAAGGATATGTTTCCGAAAATGGTGAGGTACAAAAATGGGTTGGTGGAATAGATAAAGAGCGCGCACAAAACGCTTTAACGGAAATGATCAAACACTTAAATTCTCTTAAAAAATGATGAATATTAACAGTACACTATATATTGTATTAACAATATTTGTAGCCTTAATAACTGCTATACTAGGTCCTATTATAGTAACTTGGGTTAAAATTAAACTAGAAAAAAAATCTTTACAGACTCCAATGTCGGATGCTCTTGAAACCTCTACTTTAGTAGATACTCAACTTGAAATTATAATGAATGAATTAGAGTGTGATAGAGTATGGATTGCCCAATTTCATAATGGAGGATATTTTTATCCT